TCGTCGACGCCGATCCGGCATTTCACCGTGACCGGAATCGAGACCGCCGCCTTCATCGCCGCGACGCAGGCGCCGACGAGCTCGGGCTCGCGCATCAGGCAGGCGCCGAAGGCCCCGCCCTGGACGCGGTCGGAGGGGCAGCCGCAATTCAGGTTGATCTCGTCATAGCCGAAATCGGCGCCGATCTTCGCCGCCTCGGCGAGAAGCGCCGGGTCATTGCCGCCGAGCTGCAGTGCGACGGGATGCTCGACCGCATCGAACCCGATCAGCCGGTTGCGATCGCCGCGGATCACCGCCTGCGCCGTCACCATCTCGGTATAGAGCCGGGCGCGACGCGACATCAGGCGATGGACGACGCGGCAATGCCGGTCGGTCCAGTCCATCATCGGTGCGATGGAAAATCGCCATTTGCCTTTGTTCTCAAGGTTTTGCTGATTTTCCAACGCTTTAGCCTCTGTTCTCAGCCTCGAATAGTGGTGCGGATTTCCGCCCATTGACGCTCTTTTCAGCCCGTTTTCCTTGGTGTAGTGCTACGGCGTAGCACCGATTTGATCGGTTGCATGGCTTGTAGCAAGGGCTTGTAGCACCATGGGCACGATCACGCAGCGAAAGCGCGCCAACGGCGATGTGGCCTATACCTCGCAGATCAGACTAAAGCGAGGCGGCGTGGTCATCCACTCCGAAGCGCAGACGTTCGACCGAAAGACCGATGCTACAGCATGGATGAAGCGGCGCGAGACGGAGCTGGCCGCCCCCGGCGCCATCGCGGCCCTATCGAAGCCCGATCCGAAGCTCGGGGATGTGATCGACCAATACCTGACGGAATCCGATACGGTCAAAAAGGTCGGGCGCACCAAGAAGGCCACGCTCAAGGCCATAGCCAAGATGGCGCTCGGCGAACTCAAATGCAGCGAGGTCGATTCCGGCCAGCTCGTCGCCTTCGCCCGCAAGCGCATTACGGTTGATGGAGCAAAGCCACCGACCGTGCTCAATGACCTCGCCTTGCTTACCGGCGTCTTCGCCATTGCGGAGCCAGCCTGGGGCTTCCCGCTATCTACTCAGGAGATGGACAAGGCCAAGGCGGTATGCCGGCAGCTTGGCTACATCGAGCGCGCTGACGAGCGGACGCGCGTGCCGACCGTCGCCGAGATGAGCAAGCTGATCCCGCACTTTCTCGATGCCTCCCGCCGGCGCCCATGGGTCTGCCCGATGTTCAAGATCGTGCCGTTCGCCCTGTTCTCGACGCGGCGCATGGAGGAGATCACTCATCTGCGCTGGGACGACATCAACAAGGAAGACAAGACGATCATCGTCCGCGACGCCAAGCACCCCCGCAAGAAGATCGGCAACCACCTGACGGCCAGCATCCCAGACGAAGCCTGGGCGATCATCGAATCCATGCCCAAAGTCAGCGACCGCATCTTCCCATTCACGACGGACGCTATCGAGGCGCAATTCCGCAGGGCTACCGACTGGCTCGACATCGAAGACCTGCACTTCCACGATCTGCGCCGGGGCGGCGTGACGCGCCTATTCGAGATGGGGAAAGGGATACCGGAAGTCGCCAGCGTCAGCCTGCACAAGGACTGGAACATGCTGCGGCGCTACACCAACATCAAGAAGATGGGCGACCGCTACAAGGGCTGGGAATGGCTGAAACCGGCTATCGAGCGCAAGTGGATGCCGAAGCCGGAGAAATGAGACGTTGGTACAGGGAGCTACCAGCTATCCGGCCCTCGGTTGCCGTCATGGCTGGCTTACTATGTACCAACACGGCTCAACACTCGCCCCGAACCTACCCGGCCACGCCGGAGCAAGGGGCTTATCCCGATCACGCCAGAGCGCACCTTCCGGCTTTGATCGTTCAAGTGCTGATGCGTGTTGGTTGTCGGTGCCGGTGAGTAAGAACCCCCGTCGCGGTGCTGCCAGCTCGCGCTGGGTCTTCCGTCTAGCACAAACAAAGTCGGATCAAACCGACCAGTGGAATGCCAATCATAGCAAAAGATATGACCGTGTGCTGACCCACCCGCAAAAAAGTCCCACCCCGAAGGATGGGACTAAAGGCCCCATTGCTGGGAACCCACGGAGAAACCCTACTTGTTCAAGAAGCCGGCGATGGCCTGATCCTTCTCGCGGCTGGATCGGCTGGAGCCAAACTCGAAGGCGAAATAGTCCTTTAGGCAGGCGCCGAAGATGCCGGCGACGGTCGAGAGGATGCCGACCACCTCACCCGGTACGCTGTCCTTGTACTGCGTGAGCACCACAAGGCAGGCGATCAGGCCCAGGATGACGGCGAGCACCGCCAGATCGGCGCGGATGTTCTGGCCGCCGGTGAGCTTGCGCACCTCGATGTCGCGGTTGCGCGCGTCGGCGATGTCGGCGAGGTATAACTTTTCAAGCTCGACCTGCTGGGCGGCCACGGTCTTGCGGAACTCCAGTGCAGCAGCAGGATCGACCTTGAGCACGTCGAGCGCGTCGCGGCCGGTGTCGGTGCCGGTCACGGCCTTGGCGATGTCGATCACCTTGCCGGCGACCTCTTCGGCCTTGTCGCTGCCGGTGAAAATCTTGATCAGTGAGGGCGCAAACTGCGCTAGAGCCATTGCAATCGAGATAGGGTCCATCATGCCTCCAGAAGGTCAGCGATCCGACGAGCCCAGCCCTTGCCGAAGTTCGGCCAAGTCTTGAGATCGGTCATGAAGCGAAGCCGCTTGCCATTGATCCGGCTCGCGACGACATACGGGTCGGCAGCATTGACGCTGGCGATTGTCTTAGGCCCGATTTTCCCGTCATCAGCAGCGCCAACGGCACGCTGCAACCACTTTGCGGCCTGTCCCGGCCCGCTGTTATAGGCCGCATCGAAAACCGGGTAGCGGACTGGTTCAGGCAGCTCATCGGCGCGCACCACATCCCAATACTCGGCGCGCGCGATGCGCTTGGCTTCTGAGACGGGCAGATTGCGCATTGAGCCCTTGTAGCCATTGGCTCGGGCTACGCGCTCGGTGATGCCCCACATGGTCGCGCCGCCGGGATCGGCAGGGTGATCCACAAAGGCGCCCTCATGACCCAGGAGCTTCTCGAACGCGGCGTCAAAGTCCATCACGGAATCTCCCTCTTCATTGCTGTCCAAAACGCCTTGAACAGAGCCTTGAAAACGACCAGCGAACGGCCGCCCATGTAGCTCGAAATGCTGATCATGAAGACAGCGTAGAGCCTGTCGAATTTCGCCAGCTCGCACAGGTAAAACGTCAGTACGCCGACGAAGAGCGATACCGTCATCTCGGAGAAAAAGAGCCACGCAAGCTCACGCCAAGAGCGGTTTTCGCCTTTCAATTCTTGCAAAATTCTCACGAAACCTCCCCACATTGCGAAGAAAACGACCCACATGTAGGTTAGGTATGAGAACGATAGCGGGTCGCGTACTGCGTCGCTGGCGCGGTTGATCTCCTCCTGCATCCAGCTTGGCCCCCTAGTGTTATATTTTCCGGTTCGATTTTACCTTCAACGGTTGGAATATCAAACCGAAATCGGCGCGGCGATACTTTCAGAGTTGTCGTATCCATGCCACCTCCTCAGTAGGACGGTATGCTACTAGATGGTGCGATATGGCGAATACTAGCCCACGACGCTTGATGCCGAAGCGCGACATCCCGAAGGGGCCGGAGCCGTGGCACCAGGGCGATCCGACACGCAAGATCGGGTTGAACACCCCTATCGATGAGCCGCTGATGCTCATGCTCGACTTTTTGGTCGAGAACAAAGCCATCTTCAGCAAGGCGCAATTCATCCGCGAAGCGGTGACGAAGGCTGCCCAGGCTGAAATCGCGCACCTCTACAAAGTCAGGGAGGCCGTGAAGCGCCTTGACCTCGAAGAGAAGGCACGGTGATACCATGCCGTCTATGAACCGACGCGATCCTGATCTCGCTTGGCAGTTCCCCAACTCGCGGCGCGACCGTGCCCGCATCGCTTTTGGCGGTGCGGTGTATTTCTGGCTCACGGTCATCGCCTGCGGGTCACTCCTCATCTTCCGATAGTCCGAACACGCCGCGCAGCGCCTCGGCCTGCTCGCGGGCCTTCTTCGACTCCTTGCCCCAGCGCGTCTTCACCCCGTCCAGCTCGCGCTGGATGCGGTTCTTGAGCACTTGGTTGCTGATCTCGATCTTCCGCGAGTCGGGCGCCATCTCGTTGTGCTTGGCGATCTCCTCGTAGATTTTGTCGATCTCGGCCTGTAGCGCCTCGTTTTCCTTCACGTCCTCAGTCCGCAGCGACTTCGCCATGGCGCGAGCAAGGCGGCCGGCATAGTCAGCCTTGAGGCCGGCTACAGCGGATTCCTCGCGACGCTGGGCATACTCGTAGTCGCGAATGTCGGTGATGAAGGTCGGCGTGAAGCCGATACCGCGCGAGGCGATGTCCTTGCCGCTCAGTTCGTCCGGGGTGACGATCCGGTTGCCGCGCTTGTCACGCACGCCATCGGCCGACCAGACGCCTGCGGTGATCCAGTTCTTGATGAAGTTCGGCGTAAGCTCGGCGGCGCCCAGGGCGGGATTGCCGGCGGCAGTCTTCTCGAAGGCGCGCATCGGGCGACCGATCAGCATGTCGAACGGGATACCGGCGGCGGCCAACGGGGT